TGCTGACCCAAAACCAGAAAGCATCACTTCTTCTTCAAAGGCACGCTCTGAAGACTCAGTGTCATATATTTCCGTAGATTCATCTTCATACCGGGCATACTCAAGGCCGAAAAGGGCGTTGAGACCTGGCTCTAGCTCTTTAGCTAGTTGGGCTCTACTAATAGCCATTTTCTAATCCTCCTATACGCCAGTGGTTGACGGAGTACCAGCTACGATAGCACCGTTGTTACTGTTAAAGTGATTGTTTAAGCGTACGACCATGCCAATGCCAGCGGCTGCAAAATCAGCGTTCTCAGGATCGTCTACCCAACCCATAATCCGCATGTGAAGAGCGG